GGTCGAGGTCCACGAGTAGGCGCCGGCCAGCCAGAAGGCTGGGGCGACGCCCTGGTCGACGAGCCAGTCGCCGAGGTCGCCGCCGCCGTAGAACCCGCACGGCCGGTAGGTGTTGGCGACGCCGAGCGCGTCGCGGACGGCTCCCCACTGGGATCGGGCGAAGCCGATGTCCTGGGTCAGGTAGATGGGGCGGTCGTGGGGCCAGCCGAGCTCGTCGGCGAGCTGGGACGAGTGCTGGCCGAGGCGGTGGCCGGCGGCCTCGCCGCCGAGGAGCTCGCGGCCGTTCTCCTCGCGGATCAGGGCGACGGCGTTGCCAGCGGCGAAGTGGGCGTCGATCTCGGCGCGGGTGACGCGCCGCCAGTCGCCGGCGAACCCGAGGTAGCGGAGGACGCCGACCCAGCCGCCGTCGCGGGTGGCCTGGGCGGGGATGGCGGCGGCGGAGTCGAGCGCTTCGGGCATCGGGTCACCTCGTGAAGGGTCCAGAAGATGCCGCCGGTGATGGCGGCGACGATGAGCTCGGGCCACCCGCGGGCCTGCAGGGCTTGGCCGGCGAGGACGGCAGACAGGACGACACCGGCGAGCAGTGCCCGGTGCATCTACGTGAGCTTCGAGGAGCGGAACGCGGGGGGCCGCACCGGTTCGGCGGTGTCGACGGTCAGGCGGATCTGTCGGCCGCGGTCGGCGACCAGGTCGGAGAGGTCGACGACGTTCGCTGCTGACGAGCCGGTGCCGGCACCGCCGCCGGACTGGGTCTTGAGCCAGTAGACGCCGGCGCCTTCGGGAACTCCCCACTCGATGCCGGTGACCCGGACCTTCTGCGGGTGGATCTCGGTTCCGGCGGCGAGGACCTTGTTGGCGGTGTCGACGCACCCGGTCCACGGGTCATACAGGTAGACGTAGTCGCCGACGGCGAGGTCGACGTTGGGGAGCAGCGACCCGCCGGGGAGGGTGATCACGAGCCGGCGCCGCTGCAGGCGGAGCTGGCCGGCAGCGATGTAGGCGTCGGCGGCGTTCTGCGGGGCGCCGGCGCCGGCGACTTCTGACGTCGACTTCGATGCGCGGCGGGCGGTCGAGTTGTTGATCAGCGGATAGGAGAGCCGGCCGGAGAAGTCGGCGTTCGTTGACCCGCCCGACGACAGGGCGTCGGTCGCGTAGATGTCGATCGAGTAGTCCTCGTCGAACGCGTCGCCGCCCTCCTGGATCTCGTCGGCGATGACGTGGCGGCCACCGCCGACGAGGACCATGTCGTCGCGGGTGATCACGATCTTAGGGGTCTGCACGAACGCAGAGCCGGCGCCGGCCTGGGAGAACACGACCTCGCCGGGGTGGCGGAGCGCGAACTCGGTCTGAGGTGAGGTCTTCCGCCTCCACCGGTCGATCATCTTCATGCTCGTGTCGTTCACGAAGTTCGACGCGATCACGTCGATGATCGTCGTCGCCGGCACCGATGACAGGGTGAGGGTGAGGTCACCGATCGAGTTCCCGACGGACCACAGCTCGTTCAGGAGCGTCGTGATCGTCGCTGACCTCGAGCCGGTGGTGACGCCGGCCGGGTAGCCCATCGACGCGTCGCCGAGCCAGTAGAGGAGGTTCAGGCCCCCGAACGCGACCGGGGACTCGGGGCCGCGCCGATCCCGCTCGAGGACGACGCCGGCGTAGATCGACGAGGAACGGACCTGGTCGTAGGTGGGGCGGGACAAGCGTGCCGCGGTGACTGCGAAATGGTCGCGCCAGACGATCCCGGTGCGGACCGCGAGCGGTGTCTCGCGGGCGAGGTCGATGCGCCAGCGGCCCGGCTGCATCAGCCGCTCGTCGATGCTCACCGCTGCACCCCGAGGTGCACGACCTCGTCCATCGCAGCGAAGTACTGGTCGCGCAGGTCAGTCGAGTTGCCGGGCGCGGAGGCGACACCGGTGCCGGCGTTCGTGGCGTAGGAGCAGCCGAGCCCGAAGTCGAAGGTCGACACGAACGACGACGCGACGAGCTCGCCCTGGTACCAGTAGGCGTTCGCGGCGCCGGTGGTGGTCGACGTGCCGGTGAACATGCACCACCGGTTGCCGTCGGCGTCGTTCGCGGTCGGGTAGATGCCGCCGCCGCCGGTGATGAGCTGGTGAGACGCCGCGGCGGCACCGGAGCGGATGATGCCCCAGTACCAGGCCGGCGTCGCCGACACCGAGATCGCCCCTTCGATGATCGCGGACCCGCGCCGGATCCGCAGGTCGATCGCGACGTCGGTCCACTGCGACGGCGACGTGATGTAGGCGATCTGGCCCCACAGGCGCAGGGTGGCGCAGTGCGGCTGGCAGCGGACGACCTCGACGTGGGAGATGGCGGTCGCCTTGATCGGCCACGTGTTGTTGGGCTGGGTGTAGACCCCGTTCGCCCACACGATCGTGTAGCCGGTGTTCGTGCCCCACGACGATGGCGTCGCGCCCGGGCCCACGACGTTGAACGTCCGATCTGTCGCGGCGGGCGCGGACACGACCTTGACGTAGCCGTTCCCGATCTCCCAGTTCTCGTCGTTGCCGGCGGCGGGGATCTCGGCGCCGACGACGTAGTCGCCGCCGACCTTGATGTAGCAGCCCATGTCGTACCAGGACGCTGGCGCGATCCGCTGCCGCGAGTAGGCGGCGGCGAGCCCGGCGTCGGTGACGACGCGGGCGGTGCCGCCGGGCCCGACCCGGTCGTAGGTCGTGCGGAGCGTGCCGCCGTAGTCGAACGCGGTGGCGGTCGACGGGTACCCCACCAGGTAAGCGGGGGTCACGCCGCCTGGGATGCCGGTGCGCGACGTGCCGACGGTGTAGGACTCGGCGCTCGGCAGCTGGTAGCCGCCGGCGACGCGCTCGAGGTCGAAGTCGACCCGGAACCCGTAGACGGTCTGGTAGGTGGCCTCGATCGCCGACACGCGCGGCGGGCGGGTCAGCCGATAGAACCCGTCGATCGTCGAGTCGGTCGACCAGGTGATCGGCACGACCGGCTCGCCGCGGACGGTGTCGCCGAGGCCGAGTGCCTGCTGCCGGAGGACCTTCGCTGCGGCCATCGACGCACCGAAGATCCAGCCCGACACCTGCAGCCCTTCGTCGCCGGCGTGGACGAGCTTGTCGGGGTCGCCGATCGAGAGCCGGCCGATCGTGAGGGTGCCCATCAGTTGTCGCTCCCCACGGTCGCGAACCCCTCTCGGCGGATCTCGTCGAGGATCGCCGCAGCGACGGCCTTGTGATCGCCGACCACCCCGTGCACGTGCACGGTGATGCCGCCGGTGGTCGGCATGATCGTCCCGGAGTTGTCGGGGACGAACAGCTCGGGGCGCTGCTCGCCGACGACGTAGGGCGAACCGGCCGACGCGCGGCCGCCCTTGGCGCGGTACTCGGGCGGCCGGAACTGGGTCGGGATGCCGACGGCGTCCATCGTCGCCTTGATCGCGGCGCGCTGGTCGCCGGCCGCGACTGCCTGCGCGGTCTTGACCGCGAGGGAGTCGCCGGCCCACCCGACCTGCAGGAGGAACTGGGTGAGGACCGTGCGGTTCGCGAGGGCGATCGTCTGCTGCAACTCGTTGCGGACCCCGGGGTACTTCGCCGCGAGGTCGGCGAGGGCGTTGCGGTAGATCAGGGTCTTCTGCCAGGCGTCGACGGTGCCGCCGTTCGCGGTGACCTGCGCCACGTAGTTCTCGGCCTGGGCCCGGGCGTTCGCCTCGATGTCGGCGGCGACGCCGCGCAGCGCCTGCCCGTACTCGGCCGACCCGGCCTTGCCCTGCCGCTGCAGCTCGATCAGCTTCCCGAGTCCCTCGTTCACCCGGTCCCACGTCGACGCGACCTGCTGGCCAGCGTCGAACTGGCCGGTCAGCTGGGCCCACAGCTCGTCCTGGGCCTTCTGCAGGTCCTTCGTCTTCTGCTCGGCGTTCTCGAGGGCGTTCCCGTACTCGTCGACGCCGCGCGCTGCCAGGTCGGCCGAGTTGCCCTGCTGCTGCATCTGCCCCTCGAGGTCGGCCAGGTGCTTCTTCGCCGACGTCATCTTGTCGAGCGTCTCCGCCGACCACGCGAAGTGCACGCCGCCCTCGCCCTGCGCGCCCCCGAAGTCGAGGGTCGTCATCGAGTCGAGCTCGCCCTGCAGGCCGGCGATGATCCGCTTCGTGTCCTCGATCTGCTCGGGGACGGTGCCAGCGAAGGCCCGGGTCTGCGTCTGCAGCCAGTGGTCGGCGGCGTCGGCGTTGTCAGACAGCTTCTTCTGCAGGAGCGCGAGCGCAGCGATCGCGCCAGCGAGGGAGAACCCCCGCAGCGCCATCTCGCCGCGCGACATCCCCGAGAAGAAGTTCCGGGCGGCGGCGCCGGCCTCGACGAAGTTCGACTTCATGCGGATGACGGCGCCGATCATCATCGACGCGCCACCGGCGAAGATCAGGGCGGTGCCACCGAACATGCCGAGCGACCCGATCGTCGACCGCACCGGGCCCGGCAGCTGGCCGACGACCGACACGAGCGACTTGACCGGGCCGAGCATCGTGTTCAGCGCCGAGATCACGCCGCCGCCGATCTGCACCCGGAGGCCTTCCATCGTGGCATCGAGCTCGCGGTGGGCCTTGATGTTCGCCTTCACCGCGTCGAGGTTCTCGCCGGTCAGGGTGAGGCCGTACTTGTCGGCCTCGGCGGCCAGGCGCTGGATCTCGGCCCCGCCCTTGTTGAGCAGCGGCAGGAGATCCGCGTAGGACCGCCCGAAGATCTGATTCGCCAGGGCGTTCCGCTCGGACTCGTTCGACATCGCCTTGAGCCGGTCGGCGACCTCGAGGAAGACGTCGTTCGCGCCGCGGAGGTGCCCGTTCGAGTCCTTGATCGACACGCCGAGCCCGTCGAACGCGGGCTTCCCGGCTGCCATGCTCTTCGTGAGCATCGAGTAGCCCTTGGCGAGGGTGTCGACGTCGACGCCGGACTGCTGCGCGGCGAACCGCATGCGCGACATCGTCTCGGCCGTCTCGCCGGTCATCCGCTGCAGCTTGAGGGTGTCCTTGCCGGCGGAGACGAAGTCGTCGCCCATCTTGCCGAGGGTGCGGGTGATGAGGGTCCCGGCGGCGACCATCCCAGCGCCGGCGACCATCATGCCGGTGCCGACCTTCTTCGACGCGTCGGTGGCCTTGCCGAGGTCGCGCTCGGCGGACCGGCCGACCTTCTGCATCTCGGCGACGGCCTTGGACCCGTCGAGGTCGACGAGGATCGCGAGACGTTCGACGATTCCGGGCATCGGGTCACCTCCTCCGCAGCAGTAGTCGCAGGTCGCCGAGACGCTGCCGGCGCACCACGTCGGGCGCGCCCCAGGGCATGTCAGCGAAGATCGTCAGGTACTCGGCGGTCGTGATCGACCGCTGGGGATCGGGTGGCAGCTGCACCTCGAGCCGCCAGAACGACAGGTGGGGCCGGGTCCAGACGCGCGACCGCGCCGCCTCCTGGATCAGGAATCCGAGGAGGCGGCGGTGATAGGGGGGACCTGCACCTGGCCGATGTTGGCGACCATCTCGGCGAGCGTCTCGGCGCCGGCTCGGGCGTCGGCGTCGGCCTCGGACAGGCCGGTGCGCTGCAGGGCGATCGACTTGAGGGCCCGGTAGTGGCGCGGGTCGCGCAGGTTGAGCGCTGCGAGGTCGGCGAACCCGGCCTTCCGCTGCCACTGCTCGGCCTCGGCGACGGTCATGTCCTGCTCGGTCATCACGACGACGTCGGCGTCGCTGATCGTCCAGGCGACCGCGACGGCTTCCTCGAGGAACCGCTGCTGGACGGCCTCGACGACGTCGGCGATGCGGTCATCGAACCGGCCGGCGGCGATCAGCTGCACGAGCCGATCACCCTCTTCGGATGGCAGGGCATCGGTGGTGGTCACAGTGGTCCCCTCCTGTGATCGGTGGTGGGTGGATCAGGCGAACGAGGCGACCATCGACGTCGCCAGGGTCGCCTGCACGGCCCTGGTCGCCACTGGCCGAGCCTCGGCCTTCGTGGTGTGCCAGAACGGTCTGGCCGGCCCGCCGGGGCTGTTCGCGTACCGGCGTGGCCCGACGTTCGGGATGTTGAGGACGCCGCCCGACATGCCGGCGCCAGCGGTGACCGTCTGCCCGGTCAGGGCGGAGATCGCCTTGGCGCCACGGCGGGCGGCGCGCGCCCCCTTCTTCGGGAACACCGGGTGAGGCTTCGTGCCGCCCTCGACCCAGTGGACCGGGCCGCGGTAGGCGATCAGGGCCGCTGGATTCCCCGCGGCGCCGCCCTTCATCGAGTAGCCGACCGTCCACGGCTTGCCGCGGGCGCGAGGGATCGGTGCGCCCACAGCAAGCCCGGAACGGGGCGGCCCGGTGAGGAGGACGCCCTTGGCTGCGAGGGCGGCGTTCGCCACCGCGGCCTTCTGCGCCCGCTGCAGGCCGCGCGCCCCGACGGCCAGCTTGCCGGCCAGCTCGTGCGGGGAGCGCGAGGTGCCCATCGCCGGTCAGCTGGTGGCGCGGGAGACGGCGCCGGTCGTCGGCCAGGTGACCGAGGTCTTCCCGAGCTCGCCGACCTTGCCGCCCACAGCCGACGGGTAGCCGTTGACCCGGACGTTCCCGGTGTACTTCGGGTTCGTCGCCGAGACGGCCGAGTTGGTCTCGCGCAGCTCGAACGGGACCGAGGTGCCGATCGCCGCCCACAGGGTCGCGTCGACCTTCGACGCGGCGTAGTCCTGCTGGAAGGTGATCTTGATCGTGCCCTTCTTGAGCCCGGACTGGTACTCGCGCCAGCCGGCCGAGCCGAAGTTCGTGTTCTCGACGTCGTCGATGTCGACGTCGAGCTCGACGGACTCGACGTGGTCCGACAGGTCGACCGAGTTGATCAGGACGTAGCAGTTGGTGAGGACCTGGACGGCCATCGGTGATCCCTCCTGGGGTTGGGTGGTGCTCCCGGCGCGTCAGGCGATGCCGACGACGACGGCGAACGAGAAGCTCGGCGTCGTCCCGGAGATCGTCCAGTCGACGCGGTAGAAGGTGTCGGTGATCGGACCGGCGAGCGACACGAGCTCGGAGCCGGCGGCCGTGGCGGCGGTGTGGGTGATCCGGGTCGTGTAGGCGCCGCCGAGCGTCGCCGAGGACTTGACGAGCGCGGTCAGCGACGGCGTCGTCCCGGAAGCCGCGAACACGTGCAGCGCGGACCACAGCTTGCCGGTCGAGCCGACCGCCGTCATCTGCGTGCCGGTGACGTTGCCGGACGCGGTCTGGGTCTGCTTGGCGGCGACGAGGTTGCCGTGGAGGAGGCCCTCGTTCTTCGCGCCGCGGAACGTCAGGCCGACCTTCGCCATCTCGCCGACCTTGCCGAACAGGTCCTCGTGATCGAAGAACCCTCGCAGGATCACCGCGGGCGACCCCTGGGCGCCGGTCTCCGAACACGACAGGACGGTCCCGTTCGCTGCGAGGAGGGCGTTCGCTACTGGTTCGGTGCCACCGGTCGCGGTGTCGAGGAACGTCGACAGCTTCGCCTCGGTCTTCTTGAGGCCGGACTGGTACTCGCGCCAACCGGCCGACCCGAACGTCGTCGAGTCGACGTCGTCGACCTCGACGTCGGCCTCGAGGTCGGTCGCGTACGAGGTGAGGTCGTACTGGTTGACGAACGCGGTGCACGCCGTCAGGACGGTGATCGCCATCTAGGACTCCTCGGGGCGGAGGGTGTAGCGGGACAGGACGACGTCCCAGGCGCCGGGTTCGACCTCGGCCAGGATCTCGACCTCTGCAGTGGGCAGCTCGCCGACCGCGAACCGCAGCGCGATCGACCGGACCTTGTACGGGTCGAGGCCGAGGGCTTCGCAGACCTCGCGGCCAGCGGCGGCGATGTCAGGCATCGCCGGGGGCCTCGTCGTCGGCGGGGACCTCGATCACCTGGCCGGCGTCGCCGACGAGGTAGGCGTCGCCGGCCGGATCGGGCCAGTTGGCCTCGACGACGACCTGCTCGGCGGCCGGTTCGGTGGTCTTCTTCTTGGTCATCTCGTCACCCCTTCCGCGCTGCGATCGCGACGGTGATCTCGACGCCGAAGTGACCGAGGGCGTCGACTTCCTCGAACGACAGGAACCGCCAGCCCTGGACGACCGCCTGGTCGACGACCCCGCCGAGGGTCGGGTCGGCGGAGATCGCGGCATAGATCGACCAGTCGCCGTCGACGTCGGCGGCGGCGTGCAGCACCCGCATGCCGTCCTCGACGAGCGACGCCGAGACGAGAACCGTGACGGTCCAGGACTCGCCGCCTAGGTAGCCGGTCGCGCCGAACGTGCCCCGGTAGGTGCCCTGACCCGGCGGCGACACGATCGCTACCGGGGTCGGCATGTTGGCGGCCAGGACGGTGCCGGTGTTGAGGTTGTCGATGGTGCCGACCTGCTCGAGGAGGGCGTCGACGATCGCTGCGATGGTGGTCATCGTCAGAACCCGAGCTGATCGCCGCGGACGTAGCGGTTGAGGAGCGTGCGAACCTCGGGAATGTCGCGGACGCGGAGAGCACCGAAGTCGCCCCAGCCGACGACGCCGAACGGGGCCTCGCGCATCTTGACGAGCTTCGCTGCGATGATCAGCGACGCCTCGGTGACCGACGCCGGCACGTTCTCCCAACCCCAGCGAGCGGTCACCTGCACGGCGGCGCGACCCGCCCGGGTCGGCGCCGGCCACAGCAGCGACCCGATCGGCCTGATCCGGTAGAAGACGTCGGGGGCGTTCAGCGGCTCGAGCTGGTAGTGGGTGCCGAGCGTCCACGACGTCTCGAAGACCCCGTCTCCATCGGCGTCGACCGCGACGGCGAGGCCGGTCGTCGTCCAGAAGTCATCGACCAGGAGGACGTCGTCGGTCGCTGGCGGCGGCCGGAACGTGCGCGCCGACGCCGACCCGGCGTCGGTGAAGACGCGGCCGCAGTAGTTCTCGATCTCCTCGTCGGCGGCGAGGAGCGCGCCGGCGATGGCCTCGTCGACCGAGGCGCCGGTGACGCCCTTCCCGTCGGCCGAGAGTCGCCTCGAGAGCTGGTCGGCGGCTGCGTAGGTCACGGCCGCCTCAGTTGACCGTCTCGACGACGGAGAAGGTGAAGCTGGGGGTGGTGCCGCCGACCGTCCAGACGATCCGGTAGACGTCGCCGAGGACCGCGAAGTTCTTCACCTTGGCGGTGGTCGCCGTGATCTGCGCGAAGGTCTGCGCGGTGTCGGGGGTGTGCCAGGTGGTGCCACCGTCGGAGGACCACTGCAGCGACAGGTCGAGGGTCGGGGTGGTGCCCGACGCGGCGGTGACGTTCACCATCAGCGACAGGGCCGAGTCGCCGATCCAGGCCACCTCGACGTCGGCCGAGACGATGGCAGCGGACTGGCCGGTGGTGGTGCGCGCCGCCGACGCGACGACCGTCGTCGGGCCGGCGCTCACGAGTCACCTCGGGAGGGCTTGCGCGCGGCGCGGGGCTTGGCCGGCGTCGCCGTCTCGATGTCGTCGCCGGCGGCGACTGCGGCTTCGGGCGCGTCGTCCGCGACGGCGGCCCCGGCGGACGCGGCCTGCGCGGCGCGGATCGCCTTGACCTTCGCGGTGTCGCCGGCCCGGTACGCGTACCAGGCTTCGCGGTCGTAGCCGTCGAGGGCGTCGACCTCGTCGGCGGTGAGCTTGTCGAAGTCCACGGGGTTCCTCCGATGTCGTGCGGGTCGAGCGGTCTGCGGGCGTCACCAGCCGACGCTGGCCGGTGGCGCCTGCAGGCCGAGGACCTTCTGCCGAGGAGGATCAGAAGGTCGGGGTGACGAGGCCGGTGCCGGACACGACGGCGATGGCCTTGGGGAGGCGGCCGCCGATGAAGGCGAGGTACTCCCACACCTGCAGCCGGACCGACAGGGTGTCGGCGTCCGTCTCGAACAGGACCCGGCTCCGGACGCTGCCCTCGTAGAGGAACAGGTCGTCGAACCGGGCGAGGATCACGCGGTCCTCGTTCGTGCCGGCGCCGAGGTTCGTCGGGACGTTCGGGTCGACGTAGACCGGGAGGCCCTGCAGCTCGCCGACGACGCCCTGCGAGCGGGTGTCGGTGAACCCGGCGAACGCGTTGTACCCGGACCCGTTCGGCACCACGAGGGGCCGGTTCGACGAGTCGAGCGCGGCGAGGTGCCACGCCCACCGGCGGGGGTGCATCACGATCGCCTGGGCCGGCAGGTACCGGTTGGTGTCGATCTGCTGCTTCGCGTCGGCGACCTTCGGGTACAGCTCGGGGACCGTGGGCGACGCGTCGGTGTAGGTCACCGAGATGATGCCCGACACGTTGAGGATGCCGATCGACGCCTTGTTGAGGACGTAGGTGTCGACCTTCACCGCCAGGTCGGCGAGGAGGTCGGCGAACACGACCTCGTCGAAGTTGATCGGCGACTGGTCGAGGAGCTGGATCGCGAAGACCTGCTGGCCGGCGACGGTGGTCACCGCACCCGACACGGACGTGGTGGTCATGTCGGTCTTCTGGACCGAGCCGCCGTCGGACTGCTCGGCCGTCGCGGTGCCGGTCGACACCTTCGGGAGGTTGATCGAGTCGGTCCCGGGCGGCAGCGGCAGCTTCCGGCACAGGTCGGCGGTGACGCGGCCGGCCCGGGCCAGCGGGACGTACTGCTCCATCAGCCACAGCGGCGGCACGAACTCGCCGCCGGTGCCGTCGGTGCGGTTCATGTTGGCGCGGAGCTCGACGTCCATCTCCTGCCCGTGGCGGCGCAGGCGGGCGACGGCCTCGTCGTCGTAGGAGCCGCCGGCCTCGAGCCGGGACTTCGCGAGGTCCCGGAAGTAGGAGTGCGGGCCGCCGCGGCGGTAGGTGAGCTCCTCGCTGCCGACGCGGACGTCGGC